TCCGATCTCCTCCAGCTCGCCCGCGTCCGCGCCCAGCAGCTTCATGGCGTTCTCGGCCTTGGTCGTCGGCGCGATAATGCGCATCATCGCGCCGCGCAGCGCCGTTCCGGCCTGACTGCCCGTTGTGCCGACGTTCGCGAGCACGGCAAGCATGGTAAACAGCTCCTGCGTCGTGTCTCCGAACTGCGCCGATGCGCCCAGGCCCATGAACGCCTCGCCCATCTCCTGGACGTTCGTCGCGCTGATGTTCGCTGCCATCGACCACTGGTCGATCACCTTCTCCATGCTGTCGAACTCGGTCCCGGTGGAGCCCATCATCTTCACCAGGTAATCGAGGCCCGCGGAAAGATCCAGCCCGCCTGCCTGCGCAATCTTCATTGCGGCCGGAATGCCGATCAGAATCTCCTCATAGCTCCATCCGGCGTGCGCGGCCTCGTTGATTGCCTTTGCCACGTCGTTGGTATGGAAAATGGTCGATCCTGCCCATTCCTGCGCGGCCGTGTCCAGGCCGTTCATGATCTTGGACAGCTGCGTGGCCGATTTGTACTGCGCGGAAAGCGCGTACTCCGCGGCCAGCATATTGTCCTCGTAATCCCGGTAAACGTTCACGCTGTCGCTCTCGAACTCCCGGATCTTCTCTCCGATCTGTTCGATCACGCTTCCCATCGCCTGCAGGCGTGACGCCAGCGACTCGAATCCAGCCGTTGTCATTCCGTTAATGACTATATTGGTTGGCAGCTCAACGGCCATGTTTTCACTTCCTTTGGTTTATTCCACGCTGTCCGTCACGCGCAGCAGCCGTGTCCTCGTTCGTTTGTCAATCAGGTCGTGCTCCGCGCTGTCCACGATCCACCGCCCGGCCATGTCGGTCTCCCCGGTCACGTCCACCCGGACCATCGCGGTCATTGCGGTGTTCAGTTCCGTCTCCATGCTGATTTCCTCAGCCTGCCGGTTGCGCATCCGAAGCAGTCCCCTGGCCCACCGTCCCGCTTCCGCCGGGCCGCCCGCAGGCACGCGCGTCACAATCTCGCTGTTCCCTTCCTCCGCCGTGCCGTCTCGCGCGGAGACCTCGGCTCCGGGGGTTTTCACGGTCAGGACGCCGAGCTTTGACTTCATGCGGCGCTCATAGCGTATGCCGCTTTGTTCTGTCGTGATTTTAAGCGCCGCCGCAGGTTTCATCGCCTGCGCGGCTTCCAGCCCGACGGCGCGGATCGCGCCGCCGTACGCCTTGACCAGCGCGCCCTCCATGCATCCGACGCGGTTCAAAAACGCGGCCGCGCCCTCGTTCTGCCTCAGGATGTACCGGTACGCAAGCGCCCCGTCCACGCCCCACAGCGCGGCTTTCATGCGGCATTCCGCCGCGCACGCGCCGAAAAGCGCGTCGATGGTTGTGTTTTCATAGCTTTTCCAGCATTTCCTCGCCGCGTCCCTTCTCAGCGCGGTCGCGATGATGCGGAACCGGTCGCCGTCGGGAATCACGGTGTCAAGGAACATCGTGCCCGTATCGTCCCCGTCAGAAACCACCCGGACCTCGTCGTCCTCCTTCGGTCCCCAGCGGTACCACGCGGCCGCGTCGTCGAGCACCAGCTCCACGCTGTCCGCCCGTCCCGACGAATAATCTCGGTGCACGCAGCTGAGGATGTTCACGTACCGTGTGATGTCCTTCCCAGCCCAGTACAGCTCCATTCAGCTTTCCTCCCTCGCGGCCTTCTCCCTCTCCAGCACGCTGACCAGCGCTTCCCTTACATCCGTCAGATCCCGCATCGTCATTTTCAGGTATTCCGTCACGGGCGTGTAGGTCAGCCGTGCCATCTCTATGATTCCTTCGTAAATCTGAGACTTCCCGCCAGCGAGGAAACCCTGAAAAAAAGGTTGGCCACGCGGATTGCCACGATCCCGTCCGCCGCGCCCAGTCGCTCGCGGATGTCCGTCGCGTCCAGTCCCTCGGTGCGCTTTGCCGCGGCCGCCGCGAAGAGCGCCAGCGCCTGCGCGTCGGTCATTTCATCGTTTCTGCGCGCGGTCCCGCGTCCCGTATCCATCGCCCTGGCCAGTTCCATCGCGGTCAGGGCGTTAAAGTCGTATTCCAGGAATGCGTACGTTTTTTCTCCGTCCGCGATCGGCGAAATCAGCTGGAACTTGCCCATGCTGATCGCGTCCGCGACTTCCTGCGGACTCATGTTTTTCTGTTCGGTTTCCGTTTTTTTCTCGCTCATGTTCCCTCCTGAAGAAAGGGGCCGCGGAAGTTCCGTCCCGCGGCCCCGCGTTCCTTACTGCAGCAGCCTCGATACGTCCCCGGCGTAGTCCACGCCGTTGATCCGGACGATGTTGTTCGGTCCGTCGATCAGCCAGGTCGTCTTTCCGTCGACGATTTCTTCGTACCGGACCAGGGAAAACTTGTCGGTCGATCCCCACGGGTTGCCGGTCTCGATGGTCCCTTTTTCTGTGGACTTGTGGATGCCGGTCAGACGGTACTTGACCGACTCATACTCGATGGCGGTCTTGGATACCGTGTACTTCTGCCGCACGGTCCGAAACTCCGTGACGCGAAGTCCGGGATTTCCCAGCGTCTGGCTGTTGGTCCCGTTGTTGTGCGCGATGGAATACTCCGCCGCGTTGAACCGCGTCATATCGGGAATGTCCAGCGCCAGCGCCATGCCGTTGGTGTCGATCGAAGTTGTCGGGTGCTCGAAGGTCGGAAGCACGACCGAGGTCACATCCTCCACTTCATACCCGCCGTGGATAACCTTATGGTCAACCACGTTGATTTTCATGCTCTTCTTGGCCATCACTCATCACTCCCTTCTCATTCCGTCTCGCTCTCGCCCTGTGCGAAGTAGGTGCTGTATCCCTCGTCCACCCAGGTCACGACCGCCGTCAGGGATTTGGCCAGGGGCGTTGTGGTCACGCGGAACTCGAACAGGTAGTCGCCGCTCAGGATGTCGCTCTTGGCGTCCGCGTCCGCGCTCAGCGCGACGCTTCCGTAAATCAGCGCGCCCATGGCGAGCAGCGCGTCCAGCCTGCTCTGCTCCTCGGCGGCGATGGACGCGATGTCGTTCCGGGTCATCGGACGGTCCACGTCGCGGGGCCGTCTCGCCTGGAAATCGTTGGAGATGTAATACAGCATCATGCGGTTCGTTTCGGCCGCGTTCACGCTGTCCGCGTTGGTCGGGTCATAATCCGCGGCGTGCGCGCCCCAGATGGCCCAGCGTCCGCCGACGAACGCCGCGGAGCAGATTCCGTATTTGTTCAGCTTTTCGTTGATGATCTGGTCGTCGAAGACCTTCCCGGCCTGCGCCGCGCCGAGCCAGTAGTTGGCGATCAGCGGCGCGTCGGTGTTCGACGCGCTGTGGTAGGGCACGTCGTCGTTCTCCGAAAGCAGTTCCAGGAAGTTCGCTGCGGCGAGCACGCTCAGGTGGTACTTCTTTCCGTCGGTCCCGTCCGCCATCGGGAAGTACACGGTCTCGTTCTCCTGCGTGTAGCCGTTGGCCGCTTTATACGCGGCAATGGTGTCCATCGTCAGCGGCGTGCCGCCGTTGTCAATGGGCAGGTCGGCGAACACCCACATATCCCAGTGTCCGCCCACTTTCTTCGCCGTATGACACATGGCCGCGTTCACGGAAGGAACCTCGCTCCAGCCCGGCGCCATCAGGTACGCGGGAATCATGCCGGTCAGCATGTAAACGTCCCTGACCGCGTAAAGCCCCTTGTTGGTTCCAAGGTTGTCGGTCGTCCCGATGACGTCCTCGTCGGTCACGCCGGACGGCTTTACGGTGTTGTATTCAACCGTCATCGCGTCCGTGCCGAGGTTCGTGATGCCGGTGATCACGATGGTCCGCTTTGCCTGGTTGTACGCCACGGTGTAGTCCGTTCCCTTGGTCTTGGTCACGGGCGTCGAATCCGTGGTCTTCAGCACAAGGCTGTCCAGGATCGCGTCCTCCGCGCCGGTGACCTCGATGATGTTGTTCACGGGCGTCTTGGTCGCGGTGGTCGCGGTCGTGTTCTTATGCGCCGCTTTTGTCGGGTCCAGCACGTTGATCATGATCAGCGGTCCCACGCCCTTCGTCTCGAAGAAGTGGTGCGCCGCCTCGAACAGCGTGTACTTCGTCCAGTCCTCGCTGTATCCGAATGCCTTCCGCATGTCCGCCATGTTGTACACGGGCACCGGACGGTTCACGCAGTAGCTCCCGCCCTGCCCGATTTCGATCTGCTGCACGGGCGCGGTGCCGACGACGACGACGGCGCTCTGCGTTTCCACGGGAACGCGGAACCCTGCCGCCTGAGAATCGCCGTACGCGCCATGCTTATATTCGCTCATGGTTTGTTCCTCCTATCTGAGTAAATTGTTGATCTCTTCGTTGTATTCATCCGCATGACACTGGAACACGACGGTCACCATTCCGATGAACGCGGGCCTCCGGTCCGCGACGAACTTCTGGTCGCTGTAGAGTCCCCACTGGCATTCCGCTTCGTTCAGGAACATGTCCGTTCCCGGAATGCTTTTCGCGGAAAGCAGCGCGTCCCTGAAATCGTCCATCCAGTTCAGCAGTGTTTCGAGCCCCTCCTGCGTGCCCTCGCGGATCAGGCTCATATCATATTCTCCGCTTTCGGCGCTCTCCACAAACCCGGGGAGCCGGACGCCGTCCTCGTACACGAAAAACAGCACCTGCGCGCAGAGGCTCTGGCCCATTTCCTTGGGGCGGTGCACGTTGTTGTACCGGTCAAACCGCTGTTCCTCCATGTACTTCACGTACCCGAACGTCGGGGCGATCAGGATGCCGGGCGCGACGTTGAGCGGGTCCACGTCGCCGTTGTAGGTCATGTCGCTGCTGTCATGCCTTGTCGGCGTGAAAGCGATGTACACTTTCGGCTCCTGCCGCACGACCTTCCGTATGTCCATGTCCTTTGCCGGCGTTTTCATCTCGCGGCCCCTGCACACGGTTTCATACGTCCATGCCTGCAGCTTCCGCAGCCTCTCCACAGTCCTCACGTTCCATGCCTCCCGTTCACTGGTATTCCCCGACCGCCTTGGGCGATATGGTGCTCAGCACGATCGTCAGCAGCCCCATGTCGTTCTGAATCTGCATGATCTTCATGGGCCGGTTGTCGAAAAATCCGTGCTCGTTCGGCACTTCCCTCCCGGGCCAGTCTTCCCTGCGAACATACACGACCGTCTCCATGGTGTTGTTGTCCCAGGAGATATCGTTCACGTTGTTGTTCTTCCGCTTCAGAGCGGTCTCATCGTCCGTCACGCAAATGAATGGGATCCCGTTCCAGGTGTGGGCGTCCGCGAAATGATTGGTCTGCAGGAATACGCGGCTCCGGTCCTTCTCGATCCGTTCCTTCAGGCTCATTTCCTCTTCCCGGCTTTCTTTCCAGGCGCTCCCGTTCCGGTCACGGCGTCTCCGTCCGTGCCGGCCTCTGTCCCGGGTGCCCTTTGTTCTTCCGCCGATTCGGGCTTTCCGGGATCCTCCGCGGAAGGTTCTGCGGAAGGCTCCGCTTCGCATTCCGCGACGATGGTTCCCTTACCCTGTTCCACCATCCGCATCGCGTACGCGCCGCTCACTTCCAGGACGTTTCCGTCCACGTCTCTGACCTTCATTTTCCTCGGCCTCCCCTGGCTTTCGCTTTCCGGTTCGCGGGTTTTTCCGCGTCCTCTGCGCCGCCTACGATCGCTTCTGTCACGTCGATCTCAGGCGCTTCCGGCTCCGTGTTCTCCGCCTCCGCGTCTTCCGCTTCCGTCACGTCCACCTCCGGCGCGTCCGGCTCCGTCTCCTCTTCCGTCTCCGCTTCCGGTTCTTCAGGCGCTTCCGCCTCGTCCGGCCGCGCCCCGATCTCCGCTTCCGGCTCCGTCTCCGGCTCCGTTTTCGGCTTTCCCGGAGACGAAACGGGCGCGGCTTCCTTCACCGCGCCCTGTTTCAGCAGCCTCCGGATAAACTCTTCAGGGAGTCCGTCGGGCAGGATTTCGCCGGGTGTCCAGTCGGTCCCGATATACTGGGTCGCAATGTACATGCGGCGCTCCTTTCGTTACAGCACGGTGCCGATGACCCATCCGTCCACGTTCTGAGGCACGATGGTCGGGCGGCTTGTCAGCCTGTTCTTCGTGCAGTTGCTCTCCACGGACGAGTACTTCAGAGGCACTTCTTTCTTGATGTAGGTGATCGGGTCTCCGTCGGGCTTTTCGACCTGCGTCACGGGGCCGTGATACTCGATCAGCATGCCGCGGCAGCCCATGATCAGCTTTCCGGACGGAATGATCGGTTTCACGAGGCCGTCGTCGTCCACGTACGTTCCGGAGAAAGAGTACATCTCGACGCCGTCGATGTTGTGCCCGATGAAGCGCACGCCCTGCCCGCGGTACTTGTTGTTCAGGTCGCCCACGTCCACGTTCCGCGCGTCGAGGCGGGTGATCACGCCGCTGTTATAGAGGATCGCGTTCGCGACGTCGGGAGCCATGATGATCCACTCGACCACGCCCAGCCCTTCATAGGCCATGTCGAGCATCTTCTGCATGTCGCTCTCGATGCGCGCGCCCTGCTGGTCCCAGTTCGCGCTGTCCGCGCCCGGCACGAAATAGTTGGTGAATCCGTAATCGGCAATCAGGTTCGCGTTCTTGGAGCGGCCCTCGTTGGTGTACTCGAACAGCTCCAGCTTGCCGGTCAGCGCAACCTGGCGCGCCATGTGCTCACGGCGGCGCGCAATGGCCTTGCGCATGTCCACGAGGTCGCGGGCCTGCATCTTCCGCGCGCGTTCCGCGGGGGTCATGCCGCCCAGAATCTTTTCGCCAAAGCTGCGGCCGTAGAGCTGGTTGATCTCGATCACGCGCTCCGGCGCGACGGTTGCGAATCCGATCTCGCGGGTCTGGAAGCCCTCGCGTTCCATGACCACGCCGCCGGTGCCCGCGTGCACGACGGGCGCCATCTTGCGGTTGCCCTTCCGGTAGTCGTAAATCGCCTTGTCGTCCTCCACCGTGCCGCCGTCGCGCACGGTCATGTCATGCAGAAAAGTATATTCCGGCTCCATCAGTTCGATGGCAGCCAGCTGCGCTCTGGTGTCATAGATGTCCATATCCCTTTTCCTCCAATCCTTTTATTCATCAGGTTCCCCAGACCGCGTACAGGTCGAGGTCCGCGTCGGTGGAATACGTCGCCGCTGCGGCGTAATCGGTGCCGCTGCCGTTCGCCTTCGTGTTCCACTTCTTGAAGGTCTTCGTCGCGGGCGCGGTGAACGACAGCGAAGCGTCGGTGTTGTTCAGCACCGTGTAGGTCGCGCCGGCCACCTTGTAGTTCTTTACGTCCGCCTCAGCGGGATCGGCCTCATTGTTCGCGTGGTACGTGATCGTGTACGTGCCGTTATCGAATTCGTCCGCGCTGTCCACGCTCTGGTCGAAGAAGATGCCCTGCAGGCCCAGCACCACCTTGTGCGCGGCGGTGACGTCGGTGGGCGTGCCGGAATTGTCGTACTTCACCTTGCCGCTGATGAAGCGTCCGGTCTGGTACGCGGCGGCGTTCTCCGCAACGGCGTTTTCACCCACGGAATTGCCGGTGTCCACTTTCTCGTTCATGATCGCCAGCATGTAGCTTGTGGAAATCTGGCTGGTTCCGGCCGGCGCCCACAGGCCCGACGCCTTGCGGTATACCAGCATGCCGCGCGGGATTTCCCCGTTGCCGGGTTCCAGCGGAATTGCGATCGGATGCGCGTTCAGCGGGTCCGAAAGCAGGTGTTCGGGGGTCGAGACGCCGATGACGTCATACAGCTTGCTCATGATCTTATCCTCCTGTCCTCAGTACATTCCGCCGTCGGAAGAAGCGCCGCCGCGGTACGTTTTCGCGTACGCCGCGATTTCTTTCGCGGAGTTTTTCATGTCCTGGTCGTCCTTTTCCGTGCCGGGCGCGCCGCCGGTCACGCTCTGCGCGGGCTGGGTCTCCCGTTCGCGCTGCTGCAGCCAGTTCTGCCCCTTCTGCTTCATGGCCGCGACGACCTGCTTCTGGAAGTCCATCGCGCTCGTTCCCTGCGCTTTGGCCTCCTGCGCCATGTCCTCATAGCCGGGCACGGTCAGCGCGTCGATGTCTTCCAGCCTCTGCCGCTCCTCCGCGACCGCGGCCTGCCGGATTTCATCCATAAGGCCGGGATTCTCCGCGCGGAGCTGATCCATCGTCAGTTCTTTGATGTCCATTCCTGAATCATCCTCCCGTTGAATTGTATTTTCAGTCGAGTCCCCGGCGTCCGGCTCCTCGTTGCTGACATTATCCGGCGCGTTTCCCGCGCCCTCCGGGCGTTCTCCCTGCGTGTCCATGATCCCTATCTCTTCCGGCACACGCCTGTACATGCCCTTCATGGCCGCCATCTCCCGCCCGCGCACGCACGCGGCGGCGGGCGTTCCGCCCTGTGCTTCCGCTTCCAGCAGTTCGTCGGCAAATCCGTATTCCACCGCTTCTTTCGCTGTGAACCAGGTCTCCGCGTCCATCCAGTCTTTGATCTGTTCCTCGCTCTGCCCGCTCTTTTTCGCGTAGAACCCCCGCGACGTCTCCTCGATGTTTCGCAGCCGTTCTATGGTCTGCATAAGCTCGTTCGCGTTTCCCAGCGCCACGCACCACGGGTTATGGATCATGTACTCCGATCCCTCGCAGATGGCCACGTGCGCGCCCGGCAGCGTCGCGATGTCCGTCGCCGCGCTCGCGCACAGCCCCTCGATGCGGATATTGATCTCCTCGAATCCCGCGTCGGCCAGGATCGCGCGCATTGCCACGCTCTCTGTGCACACCCCGCCCGGGCTGTTGATCCTCAGCAGCAGCTTCTTTGCGCCCTTCGCCCGCACGTCCTTGACGGCTTTATCGAATTCCGCGGCGGACTTGTCTTCCTCGCTCCACTTCCACCACTTCGGCCCGTCCTCTACGATCTGCCCGTACAGCATGATCTCGGCGGCGTCGCTGTCCGCCTCCATCCGCACGCTGTACCCCAGCCTGAATATGTCCCTTGCCATATTTTCCCTCCAATCCGTACGGTGCCTATTCCTCTTCTTCGTCCTCTTCCTCTTCCGCCTGGGCCCCGGTCCCGTTCGCCATGTCCGCGAATTCCCGCAGCGCCTCCATTTCCCGCCTGCGCTGCCGCACGTTCGCGGCCCAGTCGTTGCCGTTGTATTCCGACGCCTCCTGCTCCTGGGTGGAAATGTTCTGCGCGATCCGGACGGCGGCCGCGTTGACCTCCTTCAGCGGGTCCACATGCCCCATCGAAGCGCCCATCCACAGGCATCCGCACCACGCCTGCCGGACGGCAGGATCATCGAAAAATCCCGGCGCGTCCACGCGCCCTTCCGCCACGGCCTCGGACAGCCACTGCTCGTAGATCGGCTGGTTGAACGCCGCGTTGAACCGCGTCCTGTACACGCGCACCGTTCGCCAGAAATCCAGCAGCGCGGCCCTCGCCGCGGTGTAGTTTGACTCATACTTCTTTGTCAGCACTTCCTTGGGAATCTCCATGCTGGACCCGATGACCGTTTCCATGCTCGCGATGTACTTGTCAAACGTGGAATTGTTCCGCGTCGGGTTGACCTCGTGCACGCGCTTCCCGAACGGCAGGTCCAGCACCACGCCCGGACCCAGCTCGTAGTGGTACTCGTCGTTTGTCACGCGGTCTTCCTCGTTCACCACGTCCTCCAGCCCGCTTATGCCGTCGTCCTCCGTTGATTCCAGGAACACGGAAAACATGCTGGCAACGAGGTTCGCGGTCAGTTCCGATTTCAGGTATCGGTCAAACTGTTTGAGCAGTTCAATTTCCGCGGCGACGAACGGCACGCCGCGGCGCTGCTCCGGACGCTCCGCCACCATGATGTGCAGGATGTTCGGCGCACCCGTGTCTTTCCCGTATGCGTCGATGGGCTGCCATGTAATCTGTTCTGCGATGCTCCCCGCGAGGGGATGCTGGCTCGCCACGTGGTACCGGATCACCGTGCCTTCCCGGTCGATCTCCACCCCGTCTATGATGCGCCCGCCGCTGTCCAGGTTCCTGATTTCGCTGTACCCGGAGCTTTCCGGTGTCGATATCCGGTCGGCCTCCAGCAGCCGGATCGTCGTCTGGTAAGGCGTGCGCGGGTTCTCTTTCATCCCGAAAAGCGCGAACACGTCCCCGGAAACCAGCATGCTGAGAAAAGCGAGCTGCTGCAGCTCATAGAAATTTTTCCGCCGCTCCGCGTCGCAGAACGTGTTTTCCGCCCACAGTTTGAATTCACGCAGGATGTTCCGCTCCGCCTGCTCGCAGGCTGCCTCGTCCATTCCCAGCGCGTCCGCGTCGATCTTCGG